ATACTCTGCTATTAAGTCGCCATCACCATTACTGTTAGCCCAAGAGCCGTTGTATTGGTCAGTATAAGCAGAAGCATACGCACTACCTACACCCAAGAAATCTGTGTTATAAGCATCCTTGTTCATTATCTGATTTGCATACTTTGGATAAGTTCTAGCTAGAGCTTCTTTAGGAACCCTACGAACAATCGCCATATCTTTAGGTTGTTGGTCTGCACCAAAGTAACCTGGGAAACAGTTGTATGGATCACGAAGTTCTGCACAAGGGTAAGGTGTACCATTAGCATCTCTCTTCTCTCTAATTACCCATACAGAGAAACCATAACCTGGTAGCCATCTACCAACTTGTGGCATTTGTAAATCTAGTTTTTGTACCTCATCATACGCATTAACAATCCTTCCAACCTTTTCAGCTTTCTGTCTTGCTCTATCGGAATCTTTACCATTAGGTACATCTACTTTTAAGTTAGGAATACGACCAATCTTTTGTGCCAAGTGTTCTAGTCCTGACATCATAAGGTTTGGTACAGGTACTTGCCAGTCTTGGAATCCTTTTAGGTTATCACCTAGTAAAGCCTGAATACCATCAGGTCCACCATTCATAATTGCACGAATACGACCTCTAGTAGAGTACGCACTTTGATTATCAAAATGTAATTGTGTTATTGCAAACTGTATTTGTTCAGGTGTCATACTAACTCCAAGGACTCTCGTTCATATCTGTTATATCCCATTCTCCAAAACTTGGTTCATAATCTAATCCTACTTCAGCTAATCTTTCTTTTTGCATTCTTCTTATAACTTTCATTGGGAACCAAGAAGCCATAACGACATCTGACTTATTGTTTCTACCAGATTGCTTACTAGCACCAGTTGAAAAATAAATTAGTTGTCTACGATATATATTACTCTTTGTTTCGCTTTCTGCACTACCATAAGGCAAACTTATTAGTTCCTCCTTAAACAATTCTCTCATACTTCCTACACCAAAGATAGGATCAAATTTGTTTTTCTGTGTCTGGTGTCCTTCAAGGTATATACCTGTTCTTGAACAGTAGTCTTTTAAATCTTTATCTTGTCGTATAGCTCGTTGAAAACCATTCTCTTCAATAACCCAATGGGATAAATCATACATCTCGTGCCATTTCTTTATAGTCTGTTTAGCCTGTATGACTCCACCACCTTCTTGGTTCTCTATATCTACCATATACATTTTTCCTGTGTCAGAGTTTACTGCCCACAAGAAACAGGCTTGATAACCTGTAGAAGCTGGGTCAAGTCCTGCAATCAAATGTGTTCCTGCTGGTACCTGCCCTATAACTCTGTTTACATCTCTACAAACATCAATCTCTTCTACATCAAACATTGTAATACCATCAACAAATGCTTTGTTAAGATACACCATCTCAAAGATAGCTTTACCACCTGTGGTTTCAGCTGCGTGTAATCTTGACAATAACCATTTGTAACTACGCTTTCCTGCCCATAACATACAGTCAGTATGTAACTCAATCTCGTTCTCTGGCAGTACACACTCTGTACTATGTGCCTCTTCTACAATCGTGGTCATCTCTGGGTTTTCTAAAAGAAAGTTATATAAATCCTCTGGGTGCTGTCGTGAACCAATGACTACAATAGCAGTATGTTCTTCTTTACGACTAGAGAGTGTTGTAGTCCACCATTGTCTAGTTTGTTCCCTAGCACTTGGTTGTATTGTGGTGCTATGATCCTCAATGTCATCAGCAATAATCAAGTCACAGTCACGAGAAAGTATCTTTCCACCCTTACCAACTGCAACCATTGTTGGTGATTTAATTCCAGTCACAGTTCTTGTAGCAGTTGTAAACTGACCAGATGTCCAAGACTTACCTGATCTATTCTTTGGTTTAAAGGTAGCTCCTGGTCCACAGAAATCTTCTATAAGTTTTTCGTTATGTTCTAAGTGGTCAACGACTGCACCTACAGCATTCTTTGCAATCTCTTCGTTACCACCAACCCACATAATTCTTACATTAGGATTTCTACATATCTGCCATATAGCAAAGTGTGTTAGCAAGTCAGTCTTGCCGTGTCGTGGTGGGCTAAGTATCATTTGTTCTCCACCTTCATCTATGGCATCTAATATAGATCCAATCCATTTTTGATGAAAGTCTGCTGTTTCGTATTTATCTCCTGTTTCTGTTTGGAAATACCTATCTCTAAAATCTTCAAATTTCTGTAGTGAATCAATAGCTTCTTTTGGCGTTGACCAATCTTCTCGTTGTTCTGCATTTGTTTTATCTATGCGATACGCATTGTGCATTTTGTTGACTATATCTTTAGCTACGCCTATAAGTCGTGCTACATCAGATTGTGTAATTGTTTTTTGCTCTACAAGACTTGCATAATTTTTTACATAGTCTTTATAGTGTTCACCACGATTTAATGTTGTTTCGTTTATATCTAGTTTATCTATAGCCTCTAAACGCTCACGCTCTTTAGCTCGTTTGTACTTAGCTCTATTAGAACATTGAGTTGAACAATAACGACTGTTACCATTCTTAATAGTAAATTTCTTTTCACATCCTGTATTGCTACATTGCTTACGCTCTGCCATTATTTATTCTTAGGAAGTTTTTTTATTTTTCTATTTTTGGTTCTAGCAAATCTTGCACTTTTAGTTTCCATACTAGGAATTAAAGTACCTGAATAAGTTTTGCCACCATATTGCCAACTTACACTTCTACCCATTTTCTCTCCTTACCAAGCTCTACACGACCAATATCGTGCAGATGTTTTATCCTTAGCTGTGCTGCATTTGTGTCTAGCACGAAACGAAGCACGAGCTTTAGGATTGTTTTTCCTAATCTTCATATTAGGGTCGCCAAACATTATTTTCTTGACTTTCCCATTTTTCATTACAAAGACTTTAGACTTCTTACGACCATAGCCAGGCTCACCCTTTCGTATAGGGCTAGGTGAATTTAACTTCACTTTCATTCCTCGCCATTCAGCCATTACTTCCTCTTCTTAACTTTATTTTTTTTCATCCCTTTTTTAGGACTGTATCCTTTTTTTGGCATTGTATCTCCTATACTATATGTTGTATGAGTGATTACATAAAAGGTAATAAATACCCTAATAGCAAACCCTCTACTTCATATAGTAGTGGAAGAGTCTGCGTTCACAAAGAATGCGACACAGTTATTTCTAAGTACAATAAGTACAAGTACTGCAATAAACACAAACCTCGCTCTTATCCTAGAATTAAAGGTCGCCAATCTCCTACTGGGTTGCAAGATCCTATAAACTGAGAAAAAATTTTTTAATTCCATACCCTAGAAGAACTAGGGGTTTTTTGGTTAATCACAAACAGGGAAGTGTTTTTGATACTTCATTATAAACCAGATCAGAAACTAAGTCAATAAACAAAACCCTGTATTGCTACAGGGCTTGTTCCGTACAGTTGTCCAAACTGTTATGAAAAATATAACAATCCACAAAAACATTCCTTCTTTCACACTGTACACCAAGTACTGTTAGTTAGATGAATTGCCTTTCTTTCTTATTATAAATAGAAGCGTATCCTCATACGCAGCCCCTGGATTTTCCAGGTACTTGCATATTAGTAATGGTGTGATAGTATGACAACAACAAACAAAACATTTCTCTAGCTCTTAGGAAAGATATGTTGGATCAACACTAAAGGGAAAGTGGATTAGCTAGACCATCATAACTAGGGTTAAAGCCTATTACTTCACATATTTAAATGTTCACTATATAGTTCATTCTGGTTTTTGGGAGGGAGTGACACAGGGTTAGAACCACAATAAAGAAACTACAACTACAATAAACAGTATGAAATGTATAGAGTGTGAAGAACACTTAAAACAGATTAGAAAAGATGTTTATTACTGCAATTCTTCTCTTACTGTATGTTCACAATCTACCAAGATCGTGCATACTTCTTAGTAAAAGTTTCCAAGGATTTACTGGTGTGTAACATCATAGATGTTGGGGTTTCATATTGACATATGCATTTATATCTTACCAACGCAACATAATACATATTATAGGTCATCTTTTTTTCCTTAGTGTTTATAGGGTTTTAACTAAGAATTACTACAAAATAAGACATAGTGAAAAAGAT